AGATACAACGCCATTTTACATTTATAAAAATGATGGAACAAATACCGGGTATATATTTTCAATTAGTGGAGGTGGTATACCAAATTTCCACACCGCATTAACTATCGGTGGAAGTACCGCTAAATCAATTTCAAACTCATCATATTCAACATCATTTAGTAGTGTATCATCAGTAACGGTTACACATAGTTTAGGAACAAAAGACGTGGCGGTATTTGTTTATGACAGTTCAGATAATATGTTCTGGCCATCGTCAATTGTTACAACAAGTACAAGTGTTGTTACAATAACTTTTGCATCTTCTAGGTCAGGTAGGGTTGTAGTTGTAAGATAAAATTCGTATATTATAGAATATGTTAAGAGAAAACGTTGAAGTAAGTGGTTCATTAAATATAAGTGGACAATATATTATACCAAGAGGGCCAAGAGCAAATAGACCGTCTAGTCCTGATATTGGGTCATTATATTTAGAAGAATCAACTAGCGGTAGTTTTGTAGTTACATATACAGCATCTTCAAATTATGATGGTGGTTGGGAACCAGTCGGTTCACAAAATACAGATAGAACAGGATTCAAATATAGACAGGTTATTAATTACTCATACTTAGCTGGTGGTTATAAATCCTCATCACCATGGAAGAATGTTCATAGAACAACAAATTCAACAGACCAAACGGTTCACCTAGGTGAACTATTAGATTATCCCGCTTCATATACATCTGGAGCGTGTAGTAAATCAATATTATTTGTTTGGTCAACGAATACGGACGGTGTATGGAAAAGTGATAGTGATATCCATTCAACATGGACTAGTGGTGTACACATGGTTAATGAAACCGCATATGCTCACCAATCAAAATGGGATTTGGCGAATGCGAGAGATGACTGCGGTACTTTACACCAAGAAACAGAATTTGCTTGGATATTTGGTGCGGGTGTTGCTGCTGTTGAGAAATTTAATTTAACAAACGAAACAATGTATAGTGTGTACTATGGTGGACCGTACACTTCAACAGTAATGAAAACATCAATCACGGGTAGTGGTCCTTCTGGTGCATCAGGATTTTCTGATGAGAACTATGGTTATGGATGGACACAACAAAGTGGCACAAAACTATTCTTCGCAAATGATACATTCACAAATAATCAACAGTGGGGTGCGAGCGGTCAACAAAAAGGTATTAGTTCAAAAGTTGGGAAGGGGTATGCAGGAAACGAAGGAACATATAATGGTGGTTATAATTTAAGAAGATGGAATGTTTTCACCGAAACAAATATTGGTAATGTGGTAAAGCCACACCCTAACTGTGGAGAAGAAAACTTTACATTAGGACAAGATCATCAATATATGTTAGGTAACTATGATGGAGCTCAAAATAATACCAGTTGGAAATTTGTTTATGCTACCGATAGTGGGACTGTTAATCCGTCTGGTTTACCACCAGGAGTAAATGATGGAACATCATCAGGTCATTGCGGTTGGAGAACATAAAATTTATATTTATAAGATATGCTACACGAAAATATTGAAATTAGTGGGTCCCTAAAAGCACAAGGCGTGATAAAATCACCAGTTGGGTCACGGGCAAATAGACCAGGTAGTCCACAAACAGGTTCTTTATATTTAGAACAAGCCACTAGTGGTAGTTTTTTAATGGTTTATGTTGGATTAAGTAATAGTGATAGTGGATGGGTTAGAGTATCTTCTCAAGTAAATGCCAATGTTGGTTTTAAATTTAGACAGATAATTAGTGTTTCTTATCTTGCGGGTGGTTATAAAGATTCATCCCCTTGGAAAAATGTCCACAAAACAATTAATGCGACCGATCAGACAACACACATTGGTGAGTTATTAGATTTTGCTGCGTCGTATACATCTGGAGCTTGTAGTAAATATATTTTTTTTGTTTGGTCTGTCAATGAAGACAACGCTTTTAAGGGGCCAAGTGATGTTAATGGTGTGAGAACATCTGCAATTAATATGGCAAACGATACCAAGTATGCACATCAAACCAAGTTTAATATTACCACTGCTAGAAGTGACTTGGGAACCATGCATAAAGAAACAGAAATGGCATATATGTTTACCGGTGGTAGTGCCACTGTTGAAAGATTTGATTTAAGTACGGAAACAATAGCAACTGGTTTTAATTTATCAACAATAAATGGTGGTGATGGTGGTTCAGCATTTTCTGATGAAAATTTTGGATACGGTTGGACATCTAGTGAAGGAATTAAAATGAGTTTTGCCACAGAAACATTTACATCATCTGGAATGTGGGGGGCACATTCACAACAGAAGGGAATAAGTTCTAAAGTTGGAAAAGGTTACGCCGGAAATGAGGGGTCTTATAACGGCGGTTACAATCTTAGACGATGGAGCAACGCGAACGACACCAATCTCGGTAACGTAGCAAAACCACACCAAAACTGCGGAGAAGAAAATTTTACAATGGGACAAGATCACCAATATATGTTGGGTAATTATGATGGCGCTCAAAATAATACAAGTTGGAAATTTTATTACTCAACGGACACCGGGACGACCAGCGTAAGCGGTCTAGCCCCTGGCGTAAATGCGGGGACATCATCCGGACATTGTGGTTGGAGAGCATAAAAATAATTAAATTATGATATACGAGAATTTAGAAGTTAGTGGTAGTTTAACATCAGATAGAGTGGTGAATAGACCACCTAGAGGAACAAGAGCAAATAGAGTTGGTTCACCATTGTCTGGTTCATTATATTTGGAAGAATCTACGAGCGGTAGTTTCTTAATGTTATATACTGGAGTATCAAATATTGATAACGGATGGGAGAGAATTGCGGCACAAGAAACCATTCCAATAGCATTTAAATATAGACAAGTTTTATCATATACCTATTTGGCTGGTGGATATAAAGATTCATCACCTTGGAGAAACGTTCATAAAACAACCAACTCAACAAGTCAAACAACTCACGTTGGTGAATTATTAGATTATCCAGTATCTTATACATCGGGAGCATGTAATAAAACAATATTGTTTATTTGGTCAGTAAATGACGATGGAGCATGGAAAGGGCCGGATAGTATTCATGGAACTCGGACATCGGCAATCAATATGTTTAATGATACAAACTATGCTCACCAAGCTAAATTTAATACAGGTATTGCTAGAAGTGACGTTGCTACCATGCAAAAGGAAACGGAATTTGCTTACTTAATATCAGGTGGATCAACCACTATTGAAAAATTTAATTTATCTAACGAAAGTTATGTAAGTGGATTTGGTGTAACGTCAATAAGTGGAACGGATGGTGCTGGTGCATTTTATGATGAAAGTTTTGGATATGCATGGACAACATCCGCAGGAATAAAATTTAATTTTTCCAACGAAACACCAAGTTCCTCAACACAATGGGGCGCACACGCACAACAAAAAGGTGTACCATCTAAAGTCGGTAAGGGATATTGCGGTAACGAGGGATCATATAATGGTGGTTATAACCTAAGAAGGTGGAGTAACTCCACAGATACGAATCTTGGTAACGTAGCTAAACCACACCAAAACTGTGGAGAAGAAAACTTAGCATTAGGACAAGATTGGCAGTATATGTTAGGTAATTACGATGGAACGGGTCAAAATAACACTAGTTGGCAATTAATATATGCAACCGACACTGGATCAAATGCGGTTACCGGATTAGCTCCAGTGGTAAATGCCGGAACATCATCCGGACATTGTGGTTGGAGATAACATTTGACTTTATGAATATTTTTCACTATATTGTATAAAAACAATTAATTATGGAACAAGGTTACAAATACGACAGGTCTAATTTTATCAATAACCCATTTGATGAAAAACTAATGCAAATATCTGAAAGCATGTCATTTGCATTACCGAAATATAAGGCATATAATTTCGTTGGGGGTGCACAAATAACTCCATATGCGAGATTAAAACAATGGTTATTGGAATTAAGAGGTAGAGAAGATGCTGTTGAACATTTGGAATATACAGTAAGAAAGGCCGAACTTGAAATTCAAATGGACGAAGAAAGTAAAGAATTTATTACCGACACCAAAAGAAAAGAAATGGTTGATTTAACCATTGCAGATAAACGTATTGATTTAAGAAAATTTAATAGAAATCTTAAAGATGCGTATAGAGAAAGACAAGGGTTTATTGATTTAATTAAGGAATATTTGGAATCAGATGATGCCACCTTACCCGATGGTACCAAATTAATTGATGTTTTTGGTAATCCAAAATTGGAAGAAAAATATGAGCACGAATATTGGACTGTTCGTATGGCTAAACAAGCAATGTTGGATATGATTTCATATGGTAGAATTGGTACAGGTAACTTAGATTCAATTCTTATGATGGACCCTGAACAACAAAAACAAGTTTTAACTTTGGCTTCAGCATACACGATTTCTATTGATAAAAATATAAATCAATTAATGTCACAAGCTACAACAGATAATTTCTCAATTGAAGAGTCGTTAAAGAATCAATTGAAATTAACAGAACCAAATAAAATAGAAACAGAAAAATTATTATAATGACACATATTCTTTTTAAAGTACAAGGGAATGTTCCAGGTTATATACACGTAGTTGGAATGTATTTAAATTACAATTACGGTAGAATAGCTGATGAGTATAACGACATGAGAGTTGAATTGAATAAACTTGGTGCAATAGTTATACCAGAAGAGGTTGCTAAAGGATTTGTTTTTGCTGACATATATAAAGATTATATTAGTGTTAGAACAAATTCAAATATCATGGATGAAATTCCACAGTTGGCGGAATCCAGTGAAACAGAAGCGGAAAAAGTAAAACACTTTCTTACTGACGAAGACAAAGCGGCCGGCGTCGCGTTTAATAAAGCCGCGATGAGAAAAGTAGTTGCAGATAGATTTTCTGAAAGATACAAAGAGCTTATGGTTGATGCTTCTATACTGGAGAAAGACACTTGGGAAGAGCAAAAAAGAGAAGCGTTTGGTTGGACTGCTGATGAAGATTATCAAACACCAATCATTGATATTTTATGTGCCGGTAGAAATATTGAAAAATCAGTATTTGTACAAAAAATCATTAATAATGTAACAGCGTACAATACTAAACTGGCTAATCTATTATTAGAACAACAACTATTAGAAGAAAGAATTAAAGCGTGTGAAACTATTGCTGATTGTCACAGACTTAAGCATGAGAAGTTTGGCGTTGCAATGAGTAAGCAACAAAGGGAAGATGAGAATATTGAAACAACACCTCTCACATTGAGAATGGACTTTTAAATAATTTTTAATGAATTTAGCGATAAACGGAACGTGTGCTAAGGGATGTTCATTTTGTTTCACAAAAGAAGATGCAAGATTAAAACACACGTTAGGAGAAATGGATATAGAAATGGTCGATAAAATTATCGACCATTATCGTCTAAATAACTCTAATGAAGAAATCACCATACTCGGTGGTGAACCCACACAACACTCAAATTTTATTGGGATATTAGACCATATATTTTCTAAGGGATTTAAAGTAAATCTCGTTAGTAACTTTTTATTTGGTAAAACAACCAGAGAATATATTGTAGACAATATAAAAAATATAAGATGGGTCTTCCCAAATGCTGCTGAACTCAATGAAAAAAATAGAATGGTTATTTTTAAAAAAAACTATCTAGAAATTTATAAGGCATATGCAAATACATGGGGATTCGACACTAACCCAAGATTATACTTGGCATTAACAATGTCCAGTGATTGGGAGAACAGAAACTTCTACGAATATATTAAGTGGTTATACCATGAATTAGATGGTAAAATAAATGCCATTAGATTAGGGTTAGACTTAACCGGTACTTATCTCATCAACAATAAAGAGATGGGTGTCGAGATGACCAAAATACTTAAATTTGGACGTTATAATGAGATTAAAATAACTTCAGACTGTCAAGTTCCACCATGTCTTTGGGAGGGTAAAACAAAAGGTGCAGTAATGGAAAACTCATTAAATTTTGCCACATTCAAAATCCCTGAGTATGAAACCATATGTGGATTTATGCCGTTAGATATATTTCCCGACGGAAGTTCAATCCATTGTTATCCATTGGAAGATAAGGTAAAAATTAATAATGTTTTGGAAATATCAGGAAAAAATGGTATATTAGGGTTAAGAGAAGAATTTGATAAACTTTATATTAATAATCATAAAAATTATTCAATCCCACAAGATTGTTTAGATTGTGTTTTCTATAAAACAGAATGTAATGGAATATGTGGAGGTTGTATGGAAGGTAACAAATGACAAAGAAAATATTTTCAATACCGTTTAATCCGATGTTGACAGAGGATATGTTTGTAAATAAGTTTTATCCATTCTTAGAAAGAAATAAAGATTGGATTTATGACATTTATTTTACATGTAGAATACCACCATTCACTCAGGATGCGATGGGTGCCGTGTTTAGAGAAGAAGACAGAGATGTTATATTTGAAAACGCAATGATAATACAAAGGGCTTTAGGTATTAAAATAAGTGCAACATTCAATAATGTTAATGTCTCACCCAAGTATGAAAATTACAAATTGTTTGTTGACAATTTAAAACCATTATATGAAAAAGGTTTAAGGTGTATAACTATTCCGCATGGTCATTGGGTTGCAATGGGGTTGAAGAAACATTTTCCCGATATGGAAATTAAAAATACCATATTAAGAAAGGTTGCAACGGGACAAGACTTTTGGTACAATGCCGATCAAGGATTTGATTACATTAATCTTGATAGAATTTTAATGAGGGATGTTGAAGAATTAAAAAATATCAAGAGAGCACAATTAAAATATCAAGAAGAGAAAGGTAGATATGTAAAACTATCTTTACTTGTTAACGAAGGTTGTTTAGGTAGGTGTCCTGTAATGGATGAACACTATTCATATAACAATCTTAGACAACCTAATGAACTACCATATTTTCATCATGAGATATCTAAGGTGACATGCGAATACAAATGGGAAAAAGAAATAAATGCTTTCTTTTTTAAGGCGGCAACGATACCACCATTCAAAGAAGAGTTCGATGAATTATTGGGGTACATTGATGTATTCAAAATGCATGGTAGAGATAGTTTCAATAGACTAGATGAAACAATTGAAATTGTTGAGTCGTATGTTGCAAATAGTGAAGTACTCTCCAAGACCTCTGAAACATATTTGGATGGTATACCATATGATGAATTGAAGGGATGGAGAAATAAAATAAAGAAATGTAAATTCCAATGTTGGGATTGTAATTATTGCGACATAGTTGCTGACCATAAAAAGAAATCTCATGGACTTAATTAAACACATTGACGACTCCATTGAATGGGGTAAACTTGAGGTATCTAAATTAAATCAAGACATTCTTGATATCCACGGAATAACAAGTAATAAAGTTAAATGTTTTCTCAATAACATTTGTAATGTTGATAATGCCACATATCTTGAATTAGGTGTTTTTAGAGGTGCAACTTTTTGTTCCGCAGTCCACGGTAATGACATTTACTCAATAGGTATTGATAACTTTATGTCTCCTAACTTAACACCAAAAGGAGTGAGTCAAAAAATTGGCAACTATTATAAACATAATATTGATATACCACCACAAGAAGAATTCTTATCGAATGTTAAAAGACATTGTAATGTCAATAAAACATCCATATACAAAACTGATTATCAAACCTTTGATTTTAAAACATTACCAAATGTTGATATCATTTTTTATGATGGAGAAACAAAATTCCATGACCAATACGTTGCATTAACAAACATGTTACCAATATTTTCTAAAGAAACTATAGTCATTATGGATGATTGGAATTGGAATAGTGGTGCCTTTGAAAAGTTTGTTAGTGATAATAACTTATTTATTAGCCATTATAGGGAATTATATACATCAGGTGAAGACTCCGAAGATTTTTGGAATGGTCTTGGAATATTTTTAATTGAAAGGTAGTTGATTATCTGATATTTTTTGTTTATATTATAATATATTGTAAGGGGAGGTGGGTGAGTGGTTTAAACCGACAGCCTCCGAAGCTGCTATTGGACTTAACATTCAATCGAGAGTCCGAATCTCTTCCTCCCCGCAATTTTATAAACTTTTCTTAAACAAAAAACAGATGAGAAAAACAATTACAATGCTATCGATAATGTTAGCACTATTGTTTACTACCACTATGTCATTTGGACAATATAGTAGTAGTGCAATTCAGAAAGGTTCGGAACAATCCTTAAAAGTTCAAACGGACACAGTCCCTAATCAATTACAAGAAATTGTTGTTACATCAAAGAAAGTCCCATTAATGACCAACGTAGGTCCTTATGGTCAACCACTTTGGACAACAATGAGAATGTTTGCATCCACTAGAGTTTATGTGATGAATCCACCAGGTACTGCAATGTACGAGAAGTGGTTTGACATCAGACAAAGAAGAAACGGACCCGCACAAATTAGAATGAGAGATGAATTCACATTCGGTTTAGGTAAGAGACTTCAATTAGACTTTTATTCTCACACAGTTTATGATGGTGAAAATGGTGACAAGGAATTCAAATGGAGAGGATTCTCTTGGGAGTTCCGTTACGCTCTTGCCGATTGGGGTAAAGTGTGGGGTAACCCCACATTGTATTGGGAAACTAAAATGTTAGATGGTCGTTGGGGTATCGAACCAAAATTATTATTAGGTGATAGAATTGGTAAGAGTGGTATTTGGGGATTTAATGCAATTTACGAGGGTAACTTAGCTGGAACCAAAGAAGAACAAGAAAGAGAATACGCATACACCGCTTCGTATGGTAATATCATCAACAATGATTTAACATTAGGTGTGTCACATATGTTTAGATATAACGATTATGAGGGAGGTTTTCAAGAATGGTATATTGGACCACTTGTACAATATCGTTTCAATAACAAAGCATATTTAAACATTGAACACATGCCAGGTATTAATCAAGATGCAAAACAATCAAGAACCACAATTATATTTGCATGGAGATTTTAATCAAAGGACAAGAGTTCCTTGTCTATCTAATATTCATAATGTTCGTAACAGGTATCCTCAAAGAAAGAGGATACCTTATGGACATCTTCAGACTACTTGAACAAAAAGTTAAGTCTAAAAGAATGGTGGTATTTTTGGTATCACTATTTGGTGGTATCTTACCTATTCCTGGACGTGTTGCGTTATCAGCATCTATGTTGAATAGTATTGCGCCTATAGATAATAAGAAACGTAAGAAGTTTGGTATCATCGATTATCTTGCAACACATCACTACTATCTATGGTCACCATTAGAGAAGACTGTCATCATTCCAATGGCAGTGTTAGGTTTAACCTATATGCAATTCATGTCATATATTTGGCCATTACTTTTAATTTCAGTCTTGTATGTAACCTATTACATTTTATCATTAGAAGATGATGAGATTGATATCGAAGTTAAGGATGGACCAATTAATATGCAAAATATAACTATGGTGGTTATACCATTTTTAGTAACCATATTAATGTGTGTATTCCTTACCCAATACTATTTTGGTTTCTTTACTGGATTTACAGTATGGTTAGTATATTACTCTAAGAGTTGGAATAAAATATTAGGGTATATTGATTGGGAATTGATATGGATAGTTGCGTTGGTTATTATTCTTGGTAACTTGGTTGGTTCATATTATAATGTGATTGAAGGATATATTAAACAATATAGTAAACCTGAACACATTTTAGTTGTTGCAATGATATCATTTCTTTCATCATTTATGTTAGGATCATCTGCAAAATATGCAAGTATTGTTAGTTTATTAACAAGTGTCTTTGGGATGCATTATTTCGTATTATTCTTTACATTAGAATATTCAGCATATTTGATATCGCCGTCACATAAATGTCTACCAATCGGTCAGAAGTATTTCCACACTGGATTTATGACCTACTTGAAGGCTTTAATTGTGTGGATATCTCTTATGATTACTTATGCACTATTGACAATAATTTAATCTTTACATTTTTAAAATTAAGATATATATTATAAAAGATAATTAAAAAATATGGAAAAAATTACGTTAAAATTGGGAGACGTTCTACAATTAGAAAGTGAAATAAACGGATATATTGAACCACAAACCGGAGAACAAGTGTTTGAGGGATTCAGTAAACAAAACCTATCAATCATTTTGAAATATGAATTGAGTGACTTCTCAACAGAACTTAAAGGTGAGAGAACTAAGGTTGAAGCATTAAGAGATGAATTAATCAAAAAATATGGTGAAGAAGATGGTAAGGGTGGTGTCTTAGTTAAAATGTATAATGAATTGAAAGATGAGGAGGGTAACGTAACTGGTAAAGTTATTAACCCACAATACATCGAATTTGATAATGAATATGGTGTACTTTTAAATCAAGAAATTGAAATCGAATACCCTGAAATTACCAAAGAAGATTTAAAGGATGCGGGTAAAACGAAAGACAAATATCAGGTCTTATTTAAATTAATCAAAAAAGAAAAAGGGACTTTATAGTCCCTTTTTTTTATACTCATCTATGTAATCATATAGATTTACGATTGGTATCCAATTTAAAATTAATCTAGATAATGTACTTTCACATAAAGTTTCTTGAGCTTCTCCTGGTTTATCTTCCATATAAACTCTATCTTTTTTAAACATATCGGCAACCTCATTTAGAGAAAAATTTTGACCCCTACCCAATTCAAATGTGTGTCCCCACGATTCCTTATCACATATCTTAATTAATGCGTTAACAATATCATCAATATGGGTGAAATCTCTTCTTTTAGAACCATCACCATATATTGTTAAAGGTTCATTATCATCATATTGTTTTTCCCACCTACCGATAACCGTACTATAACCACCATCCCTTAAATGATGTGGACCATATACGTTATAAAAACGAGTTATGGATGACTTTAAACCAAAATGTTCCTGATAAAGTTTAACAATCTCCTCACCAATATCTTTACTAAATGTGTACGGATTTTTAAACTTACCACTATGATGTGAACTACTTCCAGCATAAATTAATGGTATATCATTCTTAACACAATATTGTACCATGTTCAATGTACCATTTGTATTTGTTTCAAAATATTCAATTGGATGTTTAAATGATGGTTGTATTCTTGCAATTGCGGCTAAATGAAACACAATATCATATTTCACGTTGTCTAGTATGTTTAGATTTCTAACATCACCACATATGTAATTTGCACCATCTTGGTGATTAGAACTAAAACCACTTAAGTAGTTATCTAACGATGTCACATCGTGACCATCTTTTAATAGTCTTTTAATTAAATTGGTACCTACGAATCCAGCACCACCAGTTACCAGTATATTCATTATATTGTTTTTTTAATAACTATCATCATACTCCCAATTTGGTACTCACCTGGTTCATAGTAAGGTATTGATAACCTTATTTTATGTAAAGTTCTAATATCATCATCTGTGAATTGTTCAACTTCAGTAATCATCACGTCAACCGTATCTGTAAGGGTAAATTTCGATCTTAAATCGTATCGTGTATTCTTTTGTTCATTTTCAATATAAGTCTCAGGAATCTCTCCTAAATCGATTTTATCGAAGAATGGTTCTACCTCCATTAATCTATTTCTATTACGGGTAGTTAAACCCATATTAAAAGTCTTATATGTAAAGTTATCTTCTTCCCAATATCTAAGTTCATTAAATGCTGAGATTGGTATACCCCACTTTCTAACAAAGTTTCTATTGGATGAAACCTCATATAACATTCTATCTTTTTTATAGTCATCACTAAATCTTGATGTCTGCGAAACAAAATGATAGGTGATTGCAGAATCACATGTTTTTAAATTATAACCTTTTAGTTTCGCACGGATTAAGAAATCATCATCCTCACAAAATGCGGGTACGAAACTGAAACCATCAAACCCACCAATATCGTCGAACATCTTTTTAAATCCTGACATAAAGAACACGGCACCATTGTATAAGTTCTTACTATCTTTCCATTGGTCCACATAAGCATTAAAATTATATTGGTCAAAGTTATCAAACCCCGAACCCAAATCTAATAATACTTTACCTGCTCTTTGGTGACCTCTAAAAATTGGAGGTTCAATTGTTGTATAGGATAATAATGTATTTGGATTCTCATCTAATAATCTATCTAAGTTCTCTAAAAACTGTTCACCAATTACCATATCGTTGTGAATCAACACGAGTTTTTCAGTATCAACAAGTTTGATTGCTGCATTATATGTTTCAGAAAATGTTAATCTATCATCATCATGAATAAAAGAAAGATTCTTATCTTCCAATGACCCCAACCATTCTTTGGTTCCATCATATGAACCACCGCTACTAATCACCAAAGCTGCTGTTGGGTATATATCACGTAAACGATTATAACATTCTATTGTTAAATCTAATTTATTATAAACCGCTAATACAAATGTTATATTCATTATTTTTCAATTTGTTCTTTAATCCAAGAAAATGTTTTCGTCAAACCGTCATATAATGAATTTGACGGTGACCAATTTAATTTATCTTTAATTAATTTATTATCACTATTTCTACCTCTCACACCAGTTGGTCCTGTTATATTTTTAATATAAACCATTTTACCACTAATGTCAATAATCCATTGAGCCAATTCATTTATTGAAATCATTTCATCACTACCGATGTTAACCGGTCCAATAAATTCCGAATCCATTAAACGACGCACTCCCTCTAAACATTCGTCAATATATAAAAACGAACGAGTTTGTTTTCCATCACCCCATATTTCTATTTCACCACCATCAATCGATTCCACAACTTTTCTACATAACGCTGCTGGTGCTTTTTCTTTACCACCATCATAAGTTCCATATGGACCAAATATATTATGAAATCTAGCAATTCTAATATCTAAACCATAATTTTTATGATATGACATATAAAGACGTTCACTAAATAACTTCTCCCAACCATATTCTGAGTCGGGATTTGCTGGATAAGCTGAAGATTCTTCACAATTAGGATTATTTGGGTCTAATTGATTATGTTCAGGATAAACACATGCTGATGATGAGAAGAATATTTTTTTAACTCCAGTCTTTAATGCGGAATCTAAAACATTTAAATTTATCATTGCGGAATTATGCATAATTTTTGCATCATTATCGCCAGTAAAAATGTAACCAGCACCACCCATATCCGCAGCCAATTGATAAACCTCATCAAATGAACCTTCTGGTAATGACATAACATCAAATACAAAATTAGGGTCCGTTAAGTCACCTTGAAACCACTCTGAATTAAATTTAGTAAAAAAGGCATGTCTTTTAATATCCACATTACGAACAAAGTGACCCTCATCGGTTAATTTCTTTGATAGGTTGCCACCGATAAAACCACACCCACCAAGGATTAAAATTTTTTTCATTTATTTATTTCTGTTTTAATAAAATTTAATGCAGATTCAATTACCTGATGCATATCATAGTACTTGTATTCGGCCAATCTACCGCCAAAATGTATATTCTTTAACTTATTCGATTCTATTTTATATTTTTGATAAATCTCATTATTATCCATATCGTTAACTGGATAATATGGTTCAGTTTCATTCACCTTATATTGAGTAGGATATTCATAAGTTACCCAAGTGTGATTAGTAATATTTTCTTTTTCAAAATGTTTATGTTCAATAACACGAGTGTGTTGTGTTTTTGAATCTGTGTAGTTTATGACAGAACAACCTTGGTAATTATCCATATCCTTTTTAAAGTGTTCGAAACGGGTTGTTTTATATTCCAACTCACCAAATTTGTAATTAAAAAACTTATCTATTGGTCCCGTGTAAATTACACGATTATGTTCAGGTAATTTATCTGTAAAATAATTAGTGTTAAGTTTAACCTCAATACCATCTAATAACTTTTCAAAAATTTGGGTGTATCCACCGATAGGTATACCTTGATACTTGTCATTGAAATAATTATTATCATATGTGAACCTAACTGGTAATCTTTTAATAATTTCTTTTGGTAGTTCGTTGCAAGGTTTTCTCCATTGTTTTTCGGTATAACCTTTGATTAATTTTTCATAGACATCTTTACCAACTAACTTAATTGCTTGATTTTCCAAATTATTTGGATTATCAATTTCTTTTGATTGAGAATCAATAACATCTTTAGCCTCTTTAGGTGTTGTTACATTCCATAGTTTATTAAATGTCCACATGTTAAACGGTAACGAATATAATTCACCTTCATAATTGGCAACAGGATTATATCTGAAATTGTTAAATTCAACATATTGGTTAATCCATTTCCACACATCTTCATTTGATGTATGAAATATGTGTGGACCGTAGGTGTGAATGTTTATACCGTCTCTATTTTCTGTGTGACAATTACCACCAATATGATTACGAGATTCAATAACTAAAACTTTTTTACCCGACTTAGTTAATTCATGCGCACATATGGACCCATATAATCCAGCACCTACAATCAGATAATCGTACATTACCACTTATGTTTAAAGAGTACCAACTTATTTTCAAAATAAACATTACCATTACCATCTTGTTTTGTTCCAATAGGACTTGGGTAATGTGTGTGGTTATGAATATCGTATGGCATTTCTATTACGTTATATTCTGATTTGGTATTAATTATAAATGAAATTAACCATTGTTGTTTTGCATAGTGTTTAAACATTTTATCAACTAAAGGATATAATGGGATGTAATCGTTTGCCAATTTCTGCCAAGTTTTTTTATTCATAGCAATTAAACCGGTGTTATAAACCTTAACCTTTCTCCAATTAACATCAAAAAATTCGGGATACATTGTTCCATTATAACCTAATCTTGGAGCTTCATCATATAACGTATCTGTTGGTGATGCGTTATAACCTATATAAACATCACCATCTTTAAAGTTGGAATACATTTCCCTTTCTTCGTCAGTAATATTTCTTTGTAGATACATGTCCCCATCAGTATAAAAAATAACGTCATCATCATTAAATTTATCAAAGTATTGTGCGAAAATAAACTCGCCATGCTGTGTACAATTTATTGGACTTAATGCTTTAATTTTTGATGGGTCCTGCTTGGCAATTGATATTTTTGAAGTGTTTATACTGAAATCTTCATTACTTAATAGAACTAAGACATTTTCATCAAAGTTTGAATTCATTTCTAATGACCCTAAATAAGGTTCTATTTTTTTTAAATAGTTAAAATCGGAACCTGTTGCTAAAATTAATTTATTCATTTTCTTTTGTCAAGTCTAATTTATTATATACTGCTAATACAAATGTTATATTCATTAATTTTTAATAAAATTTTCTCTATGTCTTCTATAATATAGAAGACCTTTTTTGACCCATTCCATTTTAGCACCAGCACGCTTAAACCCATTATAAAGAAATAAATCTTCTTGTGAATGAATCCCACCAGTTGCTTGGTAACCAATTGATTGGGCTAATTTAGTGTTGTACATCATCGATCCATGATGTCTTTGAAATCTAGACCAATACAAGTCACCTTGGTATGGTGTCATCTCAGGGCCGTGCCTATTTAATAATCCTCTTTTAGAATCTCCAGTCACAACAATATCATATGTTACAACATCAGCATTTACTTTATCTAATATCTCTAATGTATCTGCTCTCAACCAGTTATCTGCACCTAAAAACATACATTTATCGGTTGTCACTCTCATCAACATATCCTGAAAATTTGCAACAGTACCCATGTTTTTTTCCCTCAACACATATTCAACTTCAGGATATATTTTTGGTAGGTGACCACAATCACCAACACCGTCATCTACAAATAAAATCTTATCAGGTTTTCTCGATTGACATAAAACACTTTCAATACAATGTGCGGCTAAATGTCCATATTGATATGAAGCAATCACAACTGTTATAGTACTCATGGTATATGGTTTACATTAATATTACGAATTATTTCACCATTTTTCAAGTAATCAGGATATGTTTTTGTTGATTTTGACCTACAGAATCCATTCATATATGTCATTCTATCTTTCTTTGATTGATTTGGCTCACTACCATGAACAGATAAAACTGACCATATCAAAACATCACCTTTATTTGCGGTATATTTCTTACCACTTAAGTCACCTCTTTTAAATTCTCGTAAATTATTTGGAAGCGGAATCCTCATTGTCTTATGTGAACCATCAATAAACTCAATTGCACCATTGTCCTCTGTTATTTCATCAACGGCAATTATTGTTTGGAAATAATCATCCTCTACATCGTTATTGAAATTTATATCCTCTCTAAACATAACGTCTTGATGCCACGCAAATTGATCTTGGTCACCACTTTCTCTAAAATAAATTTGATTATTTATTTGTTTAACATCATCACCAATAAAATTTTTAACCAAATTAATCATCCTTTCATCCGTTCTAATTTTATTCAGATATTCGTTAACAAGTGACGGAAAAAAAACTAACAATCTTTTA